AGGGAATAATCGTTTCAATTAAGTATTGATAACTTTGATTGTGCATGGCCTCTTGAGAAATTTGTTCCGCCATACAAAGACTAATTTCTGGGGCAGTGACGCTACCTTTTAGGTGGGGAATATTACAGGTTTGTACGGAATCAAGAAAAGTTAGATAGGACAAAATACCATCATAAGCAGATCTTTCTTCGTCGGCAAGATGCCCGTATTCAGTCACGTCTTGAGTGATATCTAATCGTTGCGGAATCCAGAAATTTTCACGCATTTGTTGATATAAACCCACCGCCCAAGTGTAGCGGACATCGTTTAATTGCATCAGGTTGGTGGTGTTACCAAACCAGATCGAACGGTTTTCGATCGCATCATCTCCCGCCGGATTGAATATCGGGGAAATGGGCATTGAATGGGGAGAATTAACTAAATGTAAGGACATAATTGCCGTTGATTGAAAGACAGGAATTGATTGACTCGGATATTACTGCTTGATTTAGCCAATCACCTAAATTATCCTCAAAGTAAAATCTTTGCAGGAACTAGACAACACAGTATTTGAAGCAAAACCGCTTCAATTCAAGCAAATTTTGTAGAAATACAACTATCGTGGGGCGCACGAAAAGTAACGCTTGGGGAAAGAACTACCTCTGGACTAGGAATCGCAAGGGACTTAGTTTAAGTGGACTTGTTGAACCAAGAATCCCTCGCTTTTAGCGATGGGAGCGTCAAGTGCATAATAAAAGCTAACTTATCCCCTCTCGGAAAATGTTCTATTTCCCCCTTTTTAGGGCATTTTCGAGGTGAGAAGTGGTTTAGGGCTAATCTTTTTCGTACCAAAACCGACCGCGAAACTCCCATTTATCCCTGTATTTTTGAGTAGGTTCCCCCTTTTGTTTCCATCGAGTGATATTGCTTTTTAAATTGGGACACTTCCCTGTTATCGATGTGTGAAACTCTAACATTTTCAATAACATCCGAAATCCATTTCTATCAAGCTTTTCAGAAAAATGTTAGGATGTTCGGGCGATCCTAGTGAGAAAAAAGTCGGGAGAAAAAGAGATGTGTTACATGAGTAGTATGTGTAATACATCGAACTCTACTATAGGGATCGCTGTTCGAGGTGTGTGGGGATGTTAGAGATGTTTTAACATCCTGAAACGCTTACTCTGTCTACAATGTAGCAAAGTGTTATGGATGTTTAGCCGATCCTAGTAAGAAGAAAAAATGGGAGAAGATAGAGCAAGGTCATCCGTGAAAAAGTAAGAAATTGGATCAGGAAAAAGTAAACACAGAAAATTGATTAACACTCTAACAAAAGGATAGAAGTATTGATATATCTATCTTTCCTTATGTTATTTACTCCCTAACATTGCTCTAACGTTTTAACATCCCATTCCCCCCCTATCCCATTCCCCACCCCCCTATCCCATTCCCCACATCGCACTAAAAATCCCCCTAAAAGCGACTCTAGGGGGATGGATGTAGATTTATCGTTTTAGTGGGGTCGGAATACTTTGACCCGCAGTTTAGTCACTCCTGACGGGATGTTTTCTTGATTGCACTTGCATCGCTTCAAGACTTCCGGCAAAAGCGATCGCAAAATGACAGAATTGATTTTGACAAGATTTCCCCGTTCATCGGGAATCTTGCGGGATTGGAATTTCTGATGGAGATCCCGTACTTTGGGCATGACTTCTTTTACTTGGACAAACCGATCAATGTACGCCGCCATATCGTCTAGTAGCTTCTCCCGTACCTGTCCCGGAGTAAGCTTTCCTGCGGAATACAGCGCATATTCGATCTGGTTTTGTTCTAGGCGAAGTTCCTCGATTATGCGATCGTTGATGCTAACGATCCGTTCCTTTTCTAGCTCGATTTTTGCGGTTTCTAGCTTGGTTTTTTCAATTTCTAGTTCTAGCTCGATTTTCCGATTGCTCTCTAAAGAGAGCGATTCTTTAACGACTTGCTCGCAGTTGAGAAAATACTTGCGAATTTCTTTTCCCTGCTCTGTCCCGGCCATCATGCCTAGAGATTTAAAACACTCGATCGTTAACATGATCTGTTCGGTGCGAGAAGCCGTCAAGCCATTGCTGTGAGCGACACTCATCCACTTGGATAAGTAGTCTGTACCCGCATCAAAGTTGCGAGTTAACTTCTTTTTGCAAGCTTGCTTTGAGTTGTATCCTAGCCACTGCCAAGCTAACTCAAAGTCAACAGGGAATTGCTCATCGCTATCGACTAAGGACTGGGCAAGGGATTGAGAAAACGGTACAATACTATCAGCCATTTTGACCTCTGTAGTAGGTTGATTTGGTTAGACTCCCCTTTGGTAAGGGAGTCGCTTGTAGATATTATTATACGCTTCCCGAAAGTTTCTGATCGATTCACTAAAGTTTTGGTTACAATAGGCTTGTAGTTGGTCAAAGAATCCACTGACTGGATGGAAAAGACTGACCGTGATCTGTGAGAAAAAGATTAGGGAGTCTAGACGAACCTTTAAGGTTCGTTTTTTTTGTCGGGAAAAAAGGTACAATACTACTAGCCATTTCGGACTTCTTTTCTGCCTAAAACAATGACTACTATCCTAAACGGCACTCCTTACGGCATAAAATTCGATATAGCAGTCAAACAAGGTGCGGAATGGCGCGAGCCTTGTTTGATCGAGGGAGATTTAACCGATGGCGTGATCAGGGGATTTGTAGCCAAAGAAAAAGCCGCTACAGGAGAAAGTGAAAGATATGCAAACTTTGCTATCGAAAATATTAGCTTTGGTGATTTTGACGTTGACACAGATGATCCTTTGCTGGGTTTTACTCGGTTTGACCTAGTTCTAACATCAGATCAGACAGAATTGATTCCCCTTACTCCTATTAGGCAATCGACTAACCCCAAAGCGGGAAAAGATTACTGGGAATTCGATGTAGAATTTGTCCAAAATATAGGAGGTGAGGTAATTAATATTTTTACTGGCAACGTATTCGTTGAGGGGCAATGCTAATGACTATTATCGTCAGAAAAGAAGCCACGAATATAGAGCTTTCTGGGGTGGAAAGACGAGTAATTATCAAGGCTGTAGTCCCTGGGGAAACGTCTGACACTCCTGAAGAAATTAGGGATAAACTTAATAGTTTACCTGACGGCTTTGCCTATATTTATAATCAATCAAGCCCTTCAACAAATTGGATTGTTAATCACAATTTAGGATACCGACCAACAACTGAACTAAGGAACACTGGGGGGGTAGAAATATTTGCAGAAATTGTTCACATAAGTGATAATCAATTACAGGTTTTATCAGATTCACCAATAGCAGGACAATTGAGGTTAACCTAAAATGCCTATTGATTTTTACAGTACAATTGAATTAAATGGAGGCGCGACCGTAACGGGTTTACCTACTCCTATTAATTCTTCCGATGCCACTCCGAAAAGCTATGTCGATAGTGCGATCGAGGGAGTCAACTGGAAAAATGCCGCAAGAGTTGCCACTCAATCTAATATTAATCTATCCTCTCCAGGGAGTAGTATCGATGGCATTACCTTATCAAATGGCGATCGAGTTTTAGTATTAGCTCAAACCACACAATCACAAAATGGTATCTATATTTTTAATGGTGCTTCAACACCCTTAACCCGTTCTTTGGATGCCAACACTTTTGCCGAATTAGAGCAGGCGACCCTGACGGTAGAAGAAGGAACAAGCGCAGGTGCTACTTACCGGCAAACACAGGTCAATGGCACGATAGACAGTTCTAATGTCGTTTTTACTTTATTTGGGGCAAGTGTTCCTGAAGCCAGTGAATCAACCGCCGGGCGGATTGAAATCGCCACTCAATCAGAAGTTGATACCGGTACCGACGACACAAGAGCTATTACACCTTTAAAGCTTAGAAATTACAGTGGGTTATTAAGAAAAATCGCTCAAAATATCGGTGATGGTTCTAACACATCTTACACTGTTACTCACAATTTAAACACTAGAGATGTAAAGGTAGCCGTCTTCCCCAATAGTGGAAATTATGATGATGTTTGGGTAGAGATTAGACGACCGACCGTTAACACTGTTACTGTAGTTTTTGAAGCCGGTTTTGTGCCAACTAATAACGCTTTTCGTGTAGTAATAATTGGTTAGTTATGCCTAGACTTTTAGCTCCGATTATTAATCCTGACGACATTGTAGATAAACAGTACGTTGATAGTGTTGCTTCGGCTTGGAATACTGTCACTATTACTTCAAACTACACGGCTAATAATTTAGACAGAATTTTTGCCAATACGACAAGCGGCGCAATTACTGTCACGGTTCCTGACAGTGGCACTTTTAGCGTGGTAGATTTAATCGGAAATACCCCAACTACTGGATTTTTTACTAATAATTTAACTATCAATCCTACTGCGGGGCAAACGATAATGGGAGCTTCTAGTTTTGTCCTCAATGTTGGGGCGATCACTGTTGTTTTTGAACTTTTTGGAACCGACTGGAGGCTGATAAATTGACATTACTTTATAGTCAAACCAAAGCTATTTCCCTGCCTGATTCTAACGGGTGGATACGCCCTTATGATTGGTTGCAAATCCCCGCATTAGTCCCAGGGTCACAGGTTTGTTATCTATTAAATGCAGTCTTTCCCGTTGCAGATAATTTCATGGCTGTCTGGGCTGTGGGAGATTATACCGTAAACTGGGGCGACGGAACTTTTGAGAATGTTGCCAGTGGCACTACAGCTTTTAAAAACTACAATTTTAATAATTTACCTGCTAGTACCGCTACTTCAGAAGGTTATCGTCAAGCATTAATTACTATTACGCCTCAAGCGGGGCAAGATTTAACGCAGGTCAACTTAAGTTTACCTTATAATCAATCAGGAGGTTATAGCACGGGATTGCTAGAAATTGCTATAAATAGTCCGAATTTAAACACGTTCTTCCTTAATGGAAATGCAAGCAATTCGCCCCGACATAGGTATCTACAAAAATGCACGGTAGCAGAAAATATTGTATCTAATTGGACTAGAACTTTTTTTCTAAGTAATTCGATAGAAAGTGTAATTGTTAATTTAAACTCGGCTACCACCATGGAAGGTTTTTTTCAAAGTGCCTTGCCGATTAAAAGAGTAAGATTGAATATTCCTAATACAGTTACAAATTTTGCTAATTGTTTTAATAACGCAACCAGTTTAAAAGAAATTACTAATTTAAATCTAGCAGGAGCCAGTAGTTCTGTCAGCTTAGCGAATTCTTTTAGTAATCTCAGGAGCCTATCTAGACTTCAAGTTACAGGAGTGAGGGTTTCTTTTAGTGTTGCTAACTGTGCGCTTTCTAGATCGGCTATAATTGAATTGTTTGAAGGGTTAGGACTTTCAACTGAGACTCCGACTATCAATATTTCTGGAAACTACGGCGCAGCATCTTTAACAACTGACGAGCGCAATATTGCAATCAACAAAGGATGGAAAATAACAGGATGAATACTTCAGGCTTTTATAAGGTAAAAAAAGAAGGTGAATTAGCTTATGCACCCAACCATGTTTACGGGTTAAATGTAGAACTTTTAAGGGAAGCAAAAGATAGCTACACTTATCCAGTATATGGCTGGTATTGGTTTGATAGTAAGCAGGAAGCCGAAGCTTTTTTCGGAATTCCTATTCAAATTGATGGGGAGCCTGATATTATTTCTCCTGAAAATTGGGATCAATTTAATGTCTCTATTTTGTCTGATGTTTACCCGCCGTTTTAGCCCAAGTTGCAGATAAGGGAATTAGCTCTTTTCAGTTGGTTTACGGGAGTTTCTGTCAAGTTGCTAGTGTTACTCAGTTGGATAAAAACCGATGGCATCAATTCGCTGTTCAGGCAAATCTTAGAGTAGAATTTACCGATCTTTTGATCGCCTGACCAGCAATCGCTTTACCGCTTGACGTTTTAGTTTAGATTCAAGCTAAAATGGAAAGGTAAACCTGTAGCTGACAACTTGGGTTAATCTGTTTGTACTATTAAGGACTAGGGGATTTTTTCCCTTAGTCTCTTTAAGTTTTAGCTTGGTAGGCGATGTTTCTAGTGGGTTCTCGACACCTTCACGCGCTCTAGAGCTTTTGGGAGGATGCTAGTACGAATAACATGGGAATTTAACTTGGAGAGGTTTCCTTTTTCATCGGGAATTTTGCGGTTTTGGAACTTCTGGTGAAGATCACGGACTTTGGGCATGACTCCCTTTTCCTCGACTACTTGATCGATAAATGCGGCCATATCGTCTAGCAACTTTTCCAGTAGCTGTTCCGGGGTGAGCTTTCCTGCGGAATACTGGGAGAGGAGAAGCTGGGCTTGCTCTAAGCGAAGTTCCTCGATTATCCGATCGTTAGATTTTCTCACCCATTCCTTTTCTACCTCGGCTTTTGCCTCTACTTTTGCAATTTCTAGCTTGGTTTTTGCAATTTCTAGCTCGATTTCCAATTCTCGTTCGCTTGACAGACGCGGGGGGTGGGTAGCTTCCGTGATTAAATGTTTAGCTTTCGAGAAAGCCTTGACTAGATTCTGCTTACAGGCGACGACTTGAGGAGTGTTGCGACTAAGGGTCATCAGGAAGGTTGCCTGATCTTCGTTCAGATAGCAGTAACGCTCAGGACGACCGCGTGATGCGCCTTCTAGTATTTTCTGTGTTTCAAACACGATAATTCCAAACTCTTGCAATTCGGTCAAATACTTCTCGACTGTTTTCCGCAAATTTTCATGTTTAATGCCCAACTCATCGGCGATCAAGCGGGAATCGACGACCAATTGATCTTGTAAAGTGATAACCTGAATATTAGCCATTTTAACCTGCCTTGTAGGTTGATTTGGTTAGACCTCCTAGCTGTTACTAGGGGGCATTTTTATTATACTTCTGAAAGTTTCTGTTATAATAATAAACGCAGGCGAGTGAAACGGCTCACGCAAGGCTCATAACCTTGAAACAGCGGGTTCGACTCCCGTGCCTGCGTTACCGTCCCCGTCCCCTCGATAATCCGCCCCTAAATTCGTTCACCAGTCCGGGCGATGCAATCGGCATCACTCCATCATCATCATGTCCCAGAAACTCATTTTCAAGGGAATAGAACGCGCCAGACAAGGAATCAACTATGTCATTTACCGGTGGTGTCTTTTTGTTGCCATCAAAGTTCTGGCAAGCATTAAGAAATCGATTATTCCAGACGGAGTCACGAAGTAAAAATATCTGTCCCCTACTGGCCGCCGTAGCCGCAGGTAACGCCCGTGTTAATTTGTCTCCCTGTGGGGCGATCGCTGCCACATCATGATTCGGATGATATTCTCGGATGACATTAGTGATCGTATTTTCTACAAATTTACCGCTCGATCCGCCCTCTTGTTCCCACCGAACCGCCACGGTTTTCCCATCTATCCCGGCAGTGTTTTTCAACATTAATTCAACTTCCCCGACTTTTTTCTGCTCACAGAGGTTATCAGCGACAACGTAAACAAATTCTCGTACTTCTTTTCCGTCCGATAGTACGGTTTTAATACGCTCGTATTTATAGACAAGCGTTCCAGAAGTGTAGCAGTGATAATTCTCGGCATTTTCCTTCGCTGTAGCGGCCAAGTCCCAGAATCGCACTTTTCCGATCAGTTTCCAGTCATCGGGAATGCTATCCAGTATCTCGAACCATGTGCGATCAAAAACAGTTCCAGCTTCATATTTAACCTTCCAGTTTCCCTTGAGTAGCCTTTCTCGCTCGATCGGATGGAGAGCGTACAGGTTAGCAAGGTAAGTAGGATTGACCTTAATTAAGGCTCGATTATCAAAAATTGTAGCGGGGATGAAAGTGAAGCTTTTTACTAAATCTTCTGGTTTAATTTTTACATCATCGTCCGCTAAAAACTCCTCTCGAATATCGGGCGGGATCATCTCGAAAAGCTTGTTTTTAAGGTCAAACTTTTCGATTAGTTCATCTCTTGTATCAGCCCAATGTACGGTATTTCCTTCTCGTACAAAATACCGCACGACTCCCGCTCTTTCCTCGATAGCGTATCCCGTCCGCGGGTCGATCCACCACGAGATAAAATCGGCTACCCAACTATCAGCATCGGGGTTACAGGTAGCCCTGACTGCCGGCTTAATTCCCGATACCGATCTATTACGGGAAAGGAGATAGAAAAATTGATCTTCCGTAAAGTGAGTTAGCTCATCAAAGCCGATTCGGGCAATCTGCGCCCCTTGGTAGCTGTAAACGGTTTTTTCGTGCTGTAAATGCCGAAATGATATTCGCGAACCGCTTGCAAACCTCCATTCAAGGTTCGGTTTTTCTGCGAAACTTCCCTTGATCGGTTGATAGATTTTCCTGCTTTCATCAACCAATCCGCCCGCTTGCGTAAATTCGGGATAAGTACGCCGAAAAATTACCGCTCGGTAGTCGGGATTATCGATAAATTCTTGTCGGGCAAAATCGACTAAAAGGGCGTGAGATTTCCCGGAGCCGGCCGCACCGCCGAAAATTATTACATCTGCGTCAACTGCCCCGAAAAGAGCCTGTTTTCCTTCCTGCAAACGAGGAAATGTGACGATATTATTTGCCGCATTCGTTTCTTGAATGCGGCGATAGGTTTCCGTGTTGGATTTAATCTTTGATCGGTTTTTAATCGATAGTCCGTTACGGAATTTCATTGCTTATAACCAATAGGTTTTTTCTTCTTTTTCCCCGCAGAAATCGACCTTATAGTTAATTGCATCTTCAAGGGTATTGAACGTGCGTAGTTCTTCCCATTGAATATCTTTCCACCATTCCCAGATCGTAAAAACACTATCTTGCCCGCAGATAAAATCACCGACGCATATAATTACAATAACTGGAAACATAAGAGAATACCCGATTACCTTAAATATATTTCTTCTTTGGTAAAGAGTAAAAATCGTAGTGTTTTTAGCGTAGCTGGCACTTCCGATAACTTTAAATTGTTTATTGCATTTAAACATAGGGGTATTTCCACTGTCTTTCTAGGGTTTTAAAATTCACCAAAGGAACACAAAAGTCACCATATTTAATCCCATCGGGCTTAATCGCTTTTCTGGCACGATTGTAAAGTATTTCACGGAATCTTAACGTGAACATTATTTCTTGAATAGGAAGCGATAGCCAATCAAAATTGTTGTCAACATAGGAATCGAAGCCTTGCTCTAGTTGAGGGTTTTGATAACCATAATCAGTCTCTATTCTTGCTAATTCTAACGCAAGAAAAGTATCACAAACTGTTTTATCTATTAATGTAGTCATTCTTCATCCTCATCGTGTTTCATCATTTTAGTAGGAATTAGCACGTCATCAATCTCTGCGCTATCACGAATAATTACTGCTAGGTCATCAGCACCAGACCCGATCGCTCCCTGCCCGATTATTTTGCCATCGGGGTCGATAACCGCTAATCCATGTTTTTGAACGATATTTAGTGCATATTCGAGAGTGTCTAATCCCATAACTTTTTCAAGCACATCTGTTAGGGCTTTGCTCATAGTCAGCGCGTCCCGGTGTGACCAGTTCCCGTTAGGTTCAATTGTTACCTGTAATGGAGTTCCATCTTCATTGATCGATGTAATCTGCTTTCTACTAATCGGGTAATTTGTCATCGCCTCGATCTTGTCAAGCGATTTTATTGCGATTTTTAGTGTTCTCTCGCGAATTTCGGTCAAAACATGGTCAATATGCCCGTCTTGTTCTTGGACTTTTTTTAGCCAGTAAGCTCTCGCTCGTTCTTCCCATCGGTAATTCTTGCAAGCAATTTCCCAGTTATCTGGCGTATCGATATTTCGCTTGATTTGCGTTTTTGGAATTTCTTGTCCTGCCGCAATTGAACAATTTTGATAGGCGCGGTTAAGCGTTCGGTAGCCACTTGGTAAAGATAAATACCAAAGCGAGAATCTTTCGTACCACTCTGGCATTTCGTAAGGCTGTTTTTCCCAGACTGGAAAAGTTACAAATTCGATAGGTTCTTTCGGGATTAAGTTTTTTGGTCGCTTTCCTGTTTCTTTTACTATTGGCATTTAGATAAGGTAAAGTTTGTAATCATACTAGACAACTCAATTATGCCAGATAAGTTAGCGATCGAATATTGCCGCCTCTCCGATCTTGTTCCGCTAAAAAGCAATTCCAAAAAGCACGCAACCGAAAACACGATCGCTCTGATTCTTGAATTTGGATTTAAAGACCCGATAGGCATAGACCCGTCTCTTAACAAGGGGAAAGGAGGGATTACAGAGGGTCATGATCGCCGTGCGGCTTTACTAGAAATCAAAAAACGGAATATTAAGCCGCCGCGGGGAATTTTGACCGATAAAGACGGAGAATGGTTAGTGCCTGTTTTGATAGGAGTAGAGGCGGAAAGTGAGGGAAAAGCTGTAAAATACTCCATTTTACACAACCATTCTACGATTCACGGGGCAGGACTCGATCCTATCGATGAGCTAAAATTATTCGATCACGATCTGCTACTCGAACAAGCAGAATATCTCGATAGCGAGGGGGAAAATTTAGGAGCGATCGGGGATTTAAATTCAATTCTTGCCACCTTGAATGTAGGAGACAGCGACGATAGTGGCGATGAAATTCCCGACGATAATCAAGATATAGATGAAGAAAGCTTAGGAGAAACCAAACACGAATGCCCAAACTGTGGCTTTAAATGGTGATAGTTATGACGTGGAATTTTCACCCAAAACCACAAACAAAACCGATTACAATACGAGAGGCTTTTAGGGGATTAAACGAGAGCGAACCTTGTCCGATTGTTATGCCCGAATATATCCGAAAAGTCGCTAGGGAGATAACACCGGGGGATTTTAATAGCGACAAGGTAAAGCCGATACTTGCCAAGCATAATAATGGGAAAACGGGCGGTTTTATGAGTTTAAAGCGACTATCATGGCACAAAGAATCATGCACTCTTATTAAATCTTCCCACTGGGGAAACATCGGCATAATTCACCCCAATGGTGAGCGGTTTATCAATGAAGCGGAATTAAAGCGGGTTGGGAGTTTTTCCGACGATTTTATATTCCCTGATTCCCTCGGATTTAAAAATGTGATCGAGCGGATCGGGAATTCAGTCCCCCCCAATCTAATGCGGGCGATCGCTGAGAATATCAAAAATTCACCATTTCTTCGAGATACCGATCGCCTGACCGCGATCGATACTTTTTCAGGATGTGGAGGATCGTCGCTCGGATTAAAGCTCGCTGGCTACGATGAACGCTTGGCCGTGGAGTGGGATGATAATGCGTCCGCTACCTACCGAGTCAATTTCCCCGACACTCCCCTGTATCATGGCGATATAGCAAAACTTTCCCTAGAAAAAGCGATCGAACTATCGGGATTGAGACTTGGAGAACTCGATTTACTCACTGGCTCACCGCCCTGCCAAGGATTCAGCGTGGCAGGGAAACGAAACCTGTATGATGATCGCAATC